AAACGCGCCACAAAAAATGTATAGCTGGAATGGCTATCAGGATTCTCTTTATGATTTCTATACCAACAAAACCAGCCCGCAGGAACAAATCGCGACGTTGCAGAAGTTGGTTGAACAGTCGAAGGCAAATAATAAGCCCGTTCCACCGGGAGTTCATGCTCAGCTGGGAATGCTTTACGGTAATACCGGAAATGCAGATTTGGCTATGGCAGAGTTTAATGCGGAAAAAAGTCAGTATCCGGAGTCGGCATCTTATATCAACTTCCTGACGGCTAAGAAAATAAAAGGACAATAACATGAAAGGATTATTTTCTCTGGCTCTGGCGCTTTTAATTACGGGTTGTACTACCACGAATAATAAATCAACGGACTATTCAGCGTTCCGGGAGAGCAAGCCGCGCAGCATTCTGGTGTTGCCACCTAAAAACCAGTCACCGGATGTCAATGCCAGCAACAGTTTGCTCAGCGTGGTTACGATGCCGCTGGCGGAGTCGGGGTACTATGTATTTCCGGTTGCGGTTGTCAGCGAAACATTCAAACAGAATGGCGTGACTAACCCGGATGATATCAGCGCCATCCCGCTTAAAAAATTGCACGAGACCTTTGGTGCAGATGCCGTGATGTATATCTCAATTAGCGATTACGGTACCTCTTATCAGGTTCTGAGTAGCGATACGCGCGTGACAGCAACTGCGCGTCTGGTGGATTCCCGTACGGGTAAAGCGTTATGGGCCGGCGGGGCAACGGCATCGACCAATGAGGGTCAGAGTAATAATGGCGGAGGATTGATCGGCATTTTGCTGACGGCTGCGATCACGCAAATTGCACATTCATCAATGGATAAAGCTCATGATATTGCAGAGGTGACTGGCGCACGAATGTTCAGCGCAGGCTTAAACGGGGGTCTGCTGTATGGCCCTCGTTCGCCAAATTACAATAAAACGCAGTTGTAAAATTCACTGAGTTTTACGGTCAGGGTCGCCAGTTTTTTGGTGACCCTGTGAGTTTTGGTCCTGGCATGGACAGCAACGTAACACCAGCTGCCTCCTGGAAACAGGATATGTCGAACCAGCGACCAGGCGATTATGAGAACCATGAAGGATAAGGTAAAAACAATAACTTAAATAAAAATCAGCCACTTATGAAACCAATATCCACTAATATAAACCAATATTCTTAAGTTGATGCGACACTTTTGCGACAATTCAAAGGATTAAGCCTCAATGCTTCCTCCAGATGATTAGGTGCGAAGTGGGCATAACGCATGGTCATTTTGATATCGGTGTGACCGAGAATTTTTTGCAGCACCAGTATGTTCCCGCCGTTCATCATAAAGTGTGAGGCAAAGGTGTGTCTAAGAACGTGTGTCAACTGTCCGGCAGGTAATTCGATACCTGCTCTTTCTAAAGCCGATCTGAAGGCGTAATAACATGGACTGAATATGGTGCCGTTCTTTTTGGGAAGTTCGGCAATGATTCCTGGGTCTAATGGGATAGTGCGGTTCCGCTTCCCTTTAGTTTTTATGAAAGTAATTTTGCCTGCTGTGATTTGACTTCGTTTCAATTTCTCAGCCTCTCCCCAGCGAGCGCCTGTAGCCAAACAAATTCTAACTACCATCTCCAGGTCTTTGGCGGAACTGCGGCGGCATTCCTCCAAAAGCTTATCAATCTGCTCTCCAGTCAGATAAGCCATCTCACTTTCTTCGGTTCTAAATTGGCGAACATTCTCTAACGGGTTAGGAGCTTCCCATTCGCCAAGCCTTTTCAATTCATTAAAGACCGCTAAGAAATAAGCGTGCTCCAGATTCATAGTTCGTGGAGAAACTTCAGCAATGCGCTTTGTGCGGGCAAAATGGCCATCGAGCCTTTTTGCCCTATATGCTGTGAATAGTTGTGCTGAAAATTCAGTGGCGAGCGGTGATCCCATGCACTCGGCCGCCCAAAGCATGGAACGAACTCGTTTTTGCCCATCACGCAATGCTATCCCGTGGCGTTCATACCATAAATTGACTAAATCAGAGAGGCGACGTTTATCTTTGCCTTTACCGAGCCAGGGAGAATTTTCAACCTTTTGAAGCGCGTAGTTTTCAAAGGCTAGCGCCTCGCCTTTTGTCGCAAACTTTTTGCGGACACGCTTGCCTTGCTTGCCGTCGCTGCGGTTGACTGTGTAAAAGTCCGCTAACCATTGGCCATCACTGAGTTTTCTTACGGTCATATCATCTAATCGTCAGAACAACGCGGCCGATCACTGTTATGTCATCAATACCGCAATCAAAGGCCATCCCTACGCCGCTCACCCTGACTTTTTTAATAGGGATTCGGGTAAGGGTTCGAATGCTTGTTTTGCCTTCAATTTCCACTAACCATTGATCGTCATAAACCTCTGTAAATGAGGTATCAACGATAAACTGGTTGTTACCTTCCAGTACACAAATGGGGGAAGAGGGCAGGGGCACGCCAGGTAAAAAAGAAACTTTGTCCAGCATGTACATCCCGGCTTCATAAATCAGTCCGTCAACGATTTTACGACGAGGCATTTTCAAAATATCCAGCTCTTCATCGTCAAATTTTCTACCTTGCCCAGTAGCGAGCCACTCCAGTGATGCACCTGTTTCAGCTACGCATCGAACAACCATGTCAGCAGGAAATCCACCACGTTTATACCGGCCGGCCAGGCTGCTGGATGCCATATCAAAATGGTCTGCAAGCATCAGTTTTGACGTAAATCCATAGGCTTCGATGATGCGATCGAGCACTTCACTACTGTGGGTAATTTGTCCGTAAGAGAATTTGCTCATAATTTAGCCTGCCGCTCGTAAAATGCGAAAATAATGTTGATTTGTCGCTTAATACGATCTAGCCTCTCCTCGTTGTAGTTTTTTACGAATATTGGTTAATAAGGGCGGATATTGGCGTATCCGCAACCGGAGGAGTTTGCATTATGCGTCCCAACATTACAATCGTGATCCCTGATCCTTACATCCCGCTCGATGAGTATTGCCGCCGCACGGGCATGTCCAGAAGTACAGCAGAGAATCTGATTTCATACGGAAAGCTCCCTATTAAGCCTAAAGGGGCACAGAAAAAAGGCCTAGTTGAAGTGAACATGGCCGCCCTAACAGTGATGGCGTTAAGCGAATGCGATGTTTCGCTTAACGCGTAATTCATCCTACAGATTAGGGGGGAGCTAACAATGTTTGATTATCAGACTTCTAAACATGCTCATTTTGATGCAGCTTGCCGAGCGTTTGCGCTGGCGCACAATCTGGAAGATGTGGCCGCTGCCGTTGGTATGCGTCCGCAGATCCTGCGCAACAAGTTGAACCCGGTTCAACCGCACCGCCTGACCTGTGACGAGCTTCTGGCTATCACCGATTACACGGAAGATGCCCGTCTGCTGGATGGGATGCTGGGGCAGATTAACTGCCTCCCGTCTGTTCCGGTTAATAACGCGACTGAACCCGGCCATTCGTCGCTGTGAACTGATGGTGCGTATGCGTGGGTTTGAAGATATAGCCAACGAGCAGGGGCTGGCTGGTGAGTTTTACACAATCACAGCGCCTTCACGTTATCACGCGGTGCACAGCAAGGGAGGTTTTGTCAGTCAGTGGGACGGCTCAAACCCGCAGGACACGCAGCGGTATTTATGCAGCGTCTGGGCGAAGGCACGCGCGGCAATTTCACGTGCCGGTATTCATGTTTTCGGTTTTCGAGTGGTTGAACCGCACCACGATGGAACACCGCACTGGCACATGCTGTTGTTCATGCGTCCGCATGACGTTGAGGCGGTGCGCGATATTCTTTGCTATCACGCCAGAATTGCTGATTCAGAAGAGCTTCAGACACCCAACACGCTTAAGGCGCGTTTTCATGTTGAGCCTATCGATCCCGCTAAAGGGTCGGCCACGGGCTATATCGCAAAATACATCTCAAAGAACATCGACGGCTTTGCGCTCGATGGCGAGCAGGATGAAGAAACCGGGGAAAGTCTGCGCGATATGGCCAAATCCGTATCAGCCTGGGCATCCCGCTGGCGGATTCGCCAGTTTCAGCAAATTGGTGGTGCTCCTGTGACTGTCTGGCGGGAACTGCGCCGCCTGGGCGATCAGCGCCTGACTGACAGCCGGATGGATGCGGTGCTGGCTGCTGCTGATGTTGGTGACTGGGCGGCATATACGCAGTTGCAGGGGGGCGCACTGGTTAAACGCAGCGATCTGGTTGTTCGCCTGGCCTATGAGATTACAGAGCAGGGTAACGAGTACGCGGAAGATGTACAGCGCGTACAGGGCGTGTATTCGCCTTTGATCCCCGACTCTGAAGTGTGTACCCGTCTGGTGAAGTGGCAGAAGGTCGCGAAGTTGGCCGAAGCGTCAGCGGAGGCAGGTTTTTCTGGCGGCAGCGCCGCCCCTTGGAGTTCTGTCAATAACTGTACGGAGGGCGGAACCCGGAGGCGGTTAAAGCTGGAACTGAACCAGCGAGGTTTTGCCGGAACGGATGAGGAAATTGAGATCTTAAAGCGTGGCGGTGGTCTTATTTTCGGCAGAACGTCACTGATTTACAGGGAGGGACGTTTACAGGAGAAGCGGAATAATCCGGAACATGAACAGTGGCCGGGTTGGCAATGAACTATTGTAAGTGCGTGATAAGTAATACGTAAATTATGCTTTGCTCTAATTATCATTTCACATATTGTGCTTTTAGGTATACTGTATGCTTATACAGTATTGTTGTATTTTGTGGAGGGCTGCATGGATATCTTAGAGGCTTCAGCAAAGCTGGAGCGTATTGAACTATTGGCCAAAATAGCCCATGTGGGCGACATCAGTGCGAAGGAACAAACTATCGCGCTCACATGGATTGGTGAAATTGCAGAAGAAATGCGGGATGTGGTCTGTTCAGAATTAACAAACCCCCAGGGCGGGGGCGTTTCAGGCGGCGGGTGCGGCTTTCAGTAAATCAAGTGCCATTTGTTTCTGGTTGGGCGACAGGTTTTTAAGCAATGTTTGCACCAGAGCATCACCCGTTTTAGCGCTGGGGCTAAGAGTGTGGGAAAAAGTCAAATTCATAACAAAGGTGTGCCCACACTCCACGTCAGCACAGGCGCAGTAAATATCGGCAATCTGGCGATGCTTACGGTTGGTCTTGCGAATCACAGCCTTTGAGCCGCACTCCGGGCATTCAATCTTCAGGACTCTCATATTCCATTCTCCGGCTGTCAAATAATGCCTGGATTTTAGCCTTTTTTGCCTCATGCTGCACCCTTCTCCGTTGTTTCCGTTGCGAAA